AATAATTATTTTCTTGATAAAATCGCAATAAAAAATATTAAAAAATTAAAAGAATTAAATGAGTAAAAATTCCGACAAAGCAAACAGATTAAAAAAGAATTTAATCGAAGCACTCGAAAAAACTCTTGGTATAGTTACAACTGCATGCAAGATATGCGGTTGTAATCGTGATACATATTACACGTATTATAAGCAAGACGAAAAGTTTCGGGAAGCAGTCGATGAAATTGAAAATTTAACTTTAGATTTCGTTGAATCAAAGTTGCACAAGCTTATAGAAGGTGGCGACACAGCGGCTACGATATTTTATTTAAAGACAAAAGGCAAAAAAAGAGGATATGTTGAACGAGCTGAGGTACTAATTAATAAAATAGGACTTGACAAGTTTGAAGAATCGTATGAATAATGAAAATCCGTTTTTCTAAAAAATGGTTCAATCTACTTTATTTTATACTTAATGAAATATTACAAGATAACACTATTCGCATTGTGTTATGTTATGGTGGTAAGTCATCAGCAAAAACATTTTCAATAGCTCAAATACTTTTAAAAGAGCTTATAATCGGACATAGTTCACTTGCGTACAGAAAGGAATCTGTAACAATACCCACAACATTAAGACACTCGTTAAATACAGCTCGCAAACTTTTATTCATGGAAGATGTTGTTAATAAATATGACAGATATTTTAAAACAAGTCAGGCAGAAATAGCTTTAAAAGGACTTGATGATGAAGAAAAAGCCAAAGGAATAGAATCCTATAAGTACATTTTACTCGATGAATTAAATCAATTTACTTTCGATGAGTTTATTAATTTTAATATTTCTTTACGAGGTATTGAAGGACAAAAGATATTTGGCACATGGAATCCTATCTCAGACCAATCCTGGTTAAAAATTGATTATATTGATAAAATTAAATGGCTTGACACTAAATATAAATTGCCGTGTGATAATTCATTTGTAAAAATTTCAGAAAATGGTAAAATTATTTTAATTAAAACAACTTATGAGGACAACTACTGGACGGTCGGAAGTCCCGATGGAACTTTTGGGTATAGAGACGAAAATCTTATTGAAGAATATAAGCAATTAAAATTAACAAATTACAATAAATACAAGGTTAATGTATTAGGCGAATGGGGTAAGACTGAATATGGTGGGGAGTTTTTAAAATCATGGAATTCTGCCAAGCATACAGGCAGATACATATATAACCCTGAATGTGCTATTTATTTAAGTATTGACGAAAATGTTAATCCTTATTTTCCGTGTGGCATTTTTCAAATCCAACCCAATCAAAAAGCAAGTTATTTAATAGACATAATTACGTTGGCAAACCCTGAAAACACTGTTAAAAAAATGGGTCGGGAAATTGTAAGGCGTTTGATGAGTTGGGGACATCGGGGTAAGATTTATATAACAGGCGATGCAACAAGTCAAAAGGAAGATGTTAAGCAAGAAAAAGGACATGACTTATTTACGCTTTTAATGATTGAATTAAAAGAATACAAACCAATTCGTTTAGTGTCAAAATCAAATCCGTCTGTAATTATTTCCGGTAACTTTTTTAACGATATTTTAGAAAACAATTGTTTTGGACTTGAATTTAATGTTGACGAGTCATGTCGTAAGGCAATTCTTGATTTTGAAAACACTAAAGAAGATAAAAACGGAAAAATAGATAAAACAACGGTTGAAAATCCGATTACAAAAATAAGATACCAACCTTATGGGCATATTGTTGACTTAACCCGATATTTTCTTTGTACTATATTTGCTAAAGAGTACCTAATGTATCAGACCGGACAGAATCCTCATCTATATAAATCCGGTCATAATTTAAGTCTTAATAATTGGTAACTTAAAAAAATAATTTAATCATGGAATTTAACAAACTTGCATGTTTAAAAAACAAATGTTGTGAGTTATTTAATTACAAAAGATTATTCTCGCATAATTCAAACCACAGAACTTAATGCAATAACAAGTTCTGATATTAGCATTAGACAACTTGTTGAAGGAGCAACACAAATTGAATTACAAGAATATTTAATTCAGCGGTTCGATTGCTCAAAGGAATTTTCAGACACTTCGCAATGGAGCTTTTCGGTTGCTTACAAAGGAAACAACAGGGTTTATCTAAATGCAACCGCCTACAGTGCAACCTCAACTTATACATTAAATGATTTAACCCTGCAAGCTGGCAATGTGTATATCTGCACATCGGCAATTATTACTCCCGAAGCATTTAATGTAGCTCATTGGGCGTTATTAGGGGCTCAATATGATTTGTTTTATGTAACGCTTCCAAAACCTTTATTCGACCAAGACACGATGTATTATAAAAATGATGAAGTTTTTTGGAATGATAAAATTTACAAGGCTCAACGCGATAGTATTCCATTAACACGTGATGCAGCTTTACAAATGGAAAGCATTGAGACAACACAATCGGGCAATAAAATACCCGGAGCAATCGATAGTGCTGAAATGTGGGGAACGGGAACATCTTATGCTTTAACAGCGGGAACATTGCCAACCGATATAACAAAATGGACTAAAGGCGATAATCGTAATCAGCATTTAGTTGAAATATTTATGGATTGTGTAGTTTACAAACTTTGTAAACGAATAGCTCCTAACAACGTGCCCGAAGCACGCCATAACGCTTGGGTGAGTGCTATTGAAACTTTAAAAAATTATTCAAACGGTAAATTAAATTCACAGTTACCCCTAATACAACCTAAGACAGGACAACGAATCAGATATGGCGGAAATCCACGTGAAACTTATAGCTGGTAAATTATGGCAGAAAAAAAATCATTATATAATCGAATTAAAAATTTCCAATTGTGGAATATCACAGAAACTATTGAGACAAATAAAAAGAGCGACATAATACCACACGTAGAAAACGATGTTCATAGGGCATTTCGTTACCCTATTCCTTTACAAATTGAAAGAATACATCAGGATATTGCAAGTTGGCGATATGGCATTAAAGAAGCTGAAAATGCTTACTTTCCTCACAGAGTCAGAATGCAACAATTGTTTGTTGACACCGTCATTGAGGGGCATATTTGGGCTTGTATGCAAAAGTTAATTGATTTGGCCGTACAAAAAGAATATAAAGTTGGCTCACAAAACAATGAAGGCAATTGGATTATTAATGAAGAGGCAACAAAAATATTTCATTCTAAAAAATGGTTCAGAGAATTATTGATAGAAATTGTCAACGCTAAATTCTATGGTTATTCATTAATTCAGTTAGGCGATTTAGAAATAAAAGGCAAAGATTATAATTTTAAAAATCTTATGCCTTTGAAACGCTGGAATGTAAGTCCTGACCGTTATCAATATGTTCAAATTCCTTATCAGACAACCGGACTTCAATTTTTCGATGAAAGTATAAAAGACGAAAATGGCGAGGCGTATTCAGATTGGCTTTGTTACATTCCTACGCCGTCAGAAAATGGGTCGTCAGTTTGTGGTTATGGTTTGTTATATAAAGTTGCCATGTATGGAATAATACTCCGCAATAATTTGGCACATAACACTGATTATAACCAGTTATTTACAGCTCCTTTCCGTTGGGCTAAAACCAACCTTGAATTTGACAGCGAAGAATATAAAAGACTCGAAAGTGCCATGTCAAATATGGGCTCGATGGGATATTTGATTACGACTCCACAAGAGGAACTTGAATTTCTAAACGGCAATGCAGGCACTGGTCATCAGAGCTATGCCGACCTTGAAAGTCGCTGCGAAAAAAAGATAAGTAAATTGTTTTTAGGACATGCTAACGGTTTGGACGCTCAAAAGCAAGCGTTAAGTAGTGGCGGGGCAAATGCAAATGTGTTAAATTCTGATGCAACACCGGAAGGAAAAGCATTATTAGAAGTTGAGAAAAGTCAAAATGATTTTGTTCTTTCAGTTCTCAATGAAATTGTTTATCCGAAATTAAGAAAGTTGGGATTTCCGCTACCAGAAAACGAAATGTTTTATTTACAAAATGATGCCGAAGATTATGAAATGAGATTAAAAAAAGATGCCGAAAATAGAGGAGTTGCCGAAATTGCCCAAACAATGAAAAATGCAGGATTACAAATGTCAGCTGAATACTTCTCTGAACGTACAAATATACCAGCCGAAAAGGTTGAAATTCCGAGTTCGCCATTTGACAGCACATTTAAAAAGTCTTTTCAAGACAAGTTCAATAAAATTCACGCCTTATATAAACACAAACACGATTAAAATATGGCTGAATATAATTTTAAATATTCCGATGAGCAACGTGATGCTTTAATTCGTCAGGTTTTTGAAGGCGTTATAACAATTGATACGTTACCAGAAGATTTAATCGAAGCAATTGTCAAGACATTAACACAAGCTGTTGAAGTAGGTTTTGGCGAAATTGTTTTTGGCGAAATTGACGAAAAACTCATCGAACTTTTAAAAGAAAATGTATATATGTTTTCCACTGCTAAAACGTTTAGTGAAATTTCTGAAATGCAGTTTAGTTTGGTTGAAGACGGTAATATTATGCCATTTAATGCCTTTAAAGAAAAGGCAACTGAAATATTTACACGTTATCAGGGCGGTAAGATTATTGAAGCCAATGAAGAAATTATCAAGCCCGGATGGCTGGAAGCAGAATACAATACAGCCATAGCACAGGCGAATAACGCTAAAAAATGGAATCAGATTGAATCACAAAAAGAAGCATTACCTTATTTAAGATTTTCAACCGCAGGAAGTCCATGTGAAGAATGTTTACCACTTGAGGGAATTACCCTACCAGTGGACGACCCTTTTTGGGACGACTACGCTCCCGAAATTCATTATAATTGTCGTTGTGTATTAGAACAAGTTGACGATTATGAGGGTAAAGACACCGAAAGTAAACATGAAGATATTGATAATGCCATTGAGGCGGTTGATATGCCTGACGAATTTCGTTTTAATCCTGGAAAAACAGGAAAAATATATAGCGATTCGCACCCTTATTATCAGGGGTTCGATAAAAAAGAATTTCAGGATTCAGAAAACTTTACTACCTTTAGAGTTTTAAATAAATTAAAAAAACAAAACAAATGAAAGTAAAAACAGTTCACTTTATTGATTTAATTCCCGGGCAACCTATTTACGAAATGGAGTCGGGCGAGATTAGAGTGCCAATGCCCGATACGAAAGCGGGTCAAATCCTTTGGTTAAACGAAAAGCAGGCTTTAAACGTTCTTGTTGATAAGTCGGTGATTAATCAGGAATTTATTAGGCAGCATTTTTTAAATATTAAAAAGTGTATTGGTAAACTTGTGTTGACAAACAACAAAATTTAATAAAAATGGACACTCGATTATCAGATATGTTAAAACACACAGCAAATGCTCTTAATAAAGCTAAGCGTGTTCTACCTGTTCAACTTGGTAATATGGGTACAAGATATTGGCTTCAAGCCTTTCGTTTAGAATCATGGGAAGGTATAAAATGGGCAGAAGTTAAGCGTAGAATTCCGGGAACACCTGAATATCTTTATCCAAAGAAAAAAGATAAAGGAAGACGTAAAAGAAACATATTATTTGGCAAGTCTGGGGGTACGTTAGGCGGTGCACATTTACATTTAAGAGCAAGTGTAAATACTTCTTTAACAAAAGCAGAATGGAACGGTATTGAATGGAAAGTACCTGTAAAATATGCTAAGGTTCATAATGAAGGGCTACAAGCTGGACGTGGTGCTGGTTTTAAAATGCCTAAACGTCAATTTATGGGTAACTCAAAAGAATTGCGTAAAGAAATGCGGGACCATATTATCTTTGTAATTGAACAGGCGTTGAGGCCGAGAAAGGAAATGCCATTATGATAAACTTTTTTACATCTCTCAAAACAAAAATTGAAAGCATTGCCAGCATTCAACATGTGCGAATGTGGAATAACCAGCTCGACACCTTATTTAATGGCGAAAGTTATATGTTTCCCTTTCCTGCTGTATTTATTGAGTTTGACACGTCACAGATTCAGCAACTTGGCGAGGGTCGTCAGCTTTATAATCCGCTAATATTTAAGCTACATATTTGCAACTGGCAACTTGATGCCGGCGATGATGCAACTTTTGAGCAGAACCTTGAAATTTATACTTTAAAAAATACCGTATATACTTATATTCAAAAGTTTCAACCCGGACTAACAGATGAAAACAACCCCGCTGGCAGTTGTATTCGCATATTGGAAGAGCAGGATTATTCACATAAAGGGGTTTATCATTACATTCAAACATATAAAACTACTTTAGTAGATTATCAAATGACCGAACCGGTAAATGGTGGTGAATTTGACCCGACACAAGATATTATAACAAGTGGCACTTTAACTATAAACGAATATTACGAAATACTTAATGTTTCCGGCGGTGCTGATTTTATAAATGTTGGTGCTGCGTCTAATACTGTTGGTGTTATATTTAAAGCCACAGGAACGACACCAACAGCTTGGGGAACTGGAAGCGTACAATTGTACCACAGTAAGGTGGATATAGAGGCATTAAATGAACAAGAAGTAACAATAAACACCTATCAATTTCCAACATTATGATAGCAGAAACAATAACAGCAATAATACAACGATTGACAATTCAATTAAAGGCGACATCTCCTTTTAATGGTTTTAACTTATCGCCTTCGTTAGTGTCTATCTGGTCTAATTTTATTAGCACATTTGCAACAGAAATAAAAACATTGCAAGAATTAATGAATATATTTCAAACTGAAATTGAAACAGTTGTCGAAAAGGCTATACCCGGCACGGCGTCATGGATTCGGTCAATGGCTTTAAAATTCCAATACGATGCCTCAAATCCACAAGCTGCACAGATTAACAGTGATTTTTCAATTGGTTACCCAACAATAGACTCAACGTTGCAGATTGTTAAATATTGTGCCGTTGTTCCTTATGCTGGTATAGTGAATATTAAGGTGGCAAAGGGAACGACTCCTACACCATTGGCAGCTTTAGAATTAACCGCTTTTCAGGCATATACTGATTTGTTTATGGCGGCCGGGTCAAGCGTTAATATAATTAGTGTTGCAACCGATATTATTCGTATTGATGCTGAAATATTTTTTAACGGACAATACGCTTCTGATATGGTCGCAGGCGGAACAGTTGAAACTGCAATTCTCAATTACTTAGCAAATCTTCCATTTAATGGGGTAGTAAAAGTAAGTGATATTGAAAAGGTTATTATGACTGTACCCGGAGTTACAGATGTAACATTTAGTCAGGTTTCTGCAACGCCAACAGGCGGAGCGCCTATTAACATGATTTTAGCAAATACAGAATATGTAAGAACGTACCAAACATATTCGGGAAGTATTGCAAACGACCCTGCTAATCCGTTGGCAACATCATTAACATATACAGTAAGTAATAATTAAATGAGCATTTACGATTACGATATTACAAATGCAACGGCAAACCTAACGCCACCACATAAAAGGAAACCAACCACGTTGGCTTTCCTGAGTATATTTAATTGGATGTTACAGAAATTGCATTATTTATTTTTTTATTCATACGCCGATGGTGATGCTGCGGGTGATTGGATAAGCGGAGTAACTTATGTTTTTGAAAGTAAAACAAGATATAATAATGCTATATATGAATGTATAAACGGTACAGGTGTAACGAGTGCGATTAATCCGGCAACCGATACAACCAATTGGATAAAAGTACAAGATTCCTTTATCGGTTGTCGGGAACGAGTTAAATACACAGGAGCAAAAATAAGTATTGAATTTGCCCTAAACAGATATTTTAAACTTGTTACTACGCTTCCATTTTTAGGAGCAAATCACACAACGCAAATTTATATAACAAACAACGCTTCGTCGTCTAATAATTTTTGGTTAAGTAACGGCGGTTTAAATGCTCGTACATCTTATTTAAGTAACGGAAGTAATCAGCGTTATTTTTTGGGAAATGCTTATACCCCGGCATCTTATAATTTTACAATTTATGTTCCGATAGCTTTATTTAATAGTTTGGGAACAACTACGGCAAACCGTGAAGGAGTAATTAGGTCGGTTGCCGACAAGCAAGTGCAATGTGGAAAAATTTATAACATAATAACATACTAAAATGAATATTATTAACACGAATCAGATTGTTGACCCGAATGTTCAGCAACCATTTACAGGAAAGTCTTTGACGTTTTTACAAAATTCAACTAAAGAAATGCTGGATGCAATAGTTAGCGGAATGTTGGGTTATAAACCAAGCCCAACCGTGCCTGTGGCTCTTTATGGTGCTGTTGAGACAGCTTTAGGTGGAGGTGATTTCTCCTACTCGGAAGGATATATTTATTTTAATGGCGAAATTTATAAACTTGAATATGTCGCCTCGATACACATATTAACAGGCAAAGAGGTAACCATAACAACGACAGCCGACCCGACAGCCGACCCTGTTGTGTTTTTCGATAACAGCACAAAAAACGTGCATGATGTTAGAAAACTTGTAATATCAGATGGCTGGGGAGGTGATTTTCAGTTTTCGAGTGTAATTTATTTGCAAAATATTGCCATTAAATCAAAATGTCTAAATATTGGGGTGTGGAATATGGACACTGCCGATAACAGTATTGTAGCACATGGGTTAAATTATTTAAAAATAAGAAATATTTCCGCAATAATATTTAACGATAGTTTGTCTTTTGCAACAGAATTAATTAGTTCAGATGATGGAGGTACAAGTGGTGACACAATGATATATTTTGACGCAACGTATATTCGTTTATACAGAAGAGTGGGAGGAATGTATGATTCGGTAGGTTACGCTAACACACCAACTATTGACGGTGTGGTAACAAGAGGTTATATTAAAATAGATTATGTAATTTAAAGTTTCTTTTGAGTTTTGTTTGTTTTCTCAAAGTGTTGTGGCTTCCAGAAATGGAAGCCCTTTTTTTATTCATCTCTTAATTTATTCGGTCTCCGCTTTTCATTGGCTGTCATCTTTCTGTAATACTCAAGAAGTTCGTTTTGCTGATGTTGTGAGAGTTTTTTTTCAATCCATTCTTCAATAATTTCTTCGGTTAATTTACTTT